GCGGACATGGCACAGTGGGCCACAATCTGTTGAATCTTGTGGCGAAGCTTGCAAGTGCCAGAGGTTTTGCACTGAACTATGTAGGCGCGAGTGAAGGGCATAGCGGGTATGTTGGTCTTGATGTACCGGAAGGTGTCAATACTGCAGCTCCCCCTTCGCCAGGAAAATAGCTGATGGAGTGGGATTGGCGTGACCTAGTGTGGTTCGTTCTGTTTTGGGTGATGTGTGCCTTATGGATATTAGCGTTACCGAACACACCATAGTTTTATCTGATGAGCAGAAGCGACGACTGTATGATGCCATCGTTCGCGGTATTGATTCGATGATTGCTGAGACGCCGCTATGGGACAAGATTACAAAGCCGCACCCTCCCGTAGATACTTGGTATAAGAGTTCGCCATTCATTTATCCGAGGGACCGTGGTTACTCCTGAGATTTTCTTAGCACCTGGGCCGGATGTGCCAGCGGGACGCGGGGTTGTGTTCCTGCCCTTTATCGTTAACCAGCGACCCTTGCCTACCGTGGCGGAGCAGTTCTTCACTTTGCTGCACAACGATTACCGACAGCTACGACCACGTTTATCTATCTGTCCAGCCCTAAGTATTGCAGCCGGGCAACGGGCTAATGGACTAGCGAATGGTGGGCCGTGGAGCCATACTGACAGCAACGGCATCACCCCGAATGAGTACGCGCGTGCGGCTGGCTGTACCCTACCGGCCCACTATGCCGCGAAGGGCAACGGCATTGAGTCGTTAGTGGCGGGCAGTCCTGATCCAGTGGTGTTACTTGATGCGCTGGCCAACAGCCCAGGCCACGCCAACCACCTGTTCGGTAGACTCCCCCACTACCAGATTCAGGACAAGTGCGGGATTGGTTTTGCGAAGGAAGTGCCACGCTTTGATGAGGATGGCAACCGCATTCCTGGCTTCGGCTGGTACATGTGCATCTTGATTGGTGAGTGCGTAGAATGAGTGAGTGGGTGGTACTAATCGCTTTCATCTTGGGCATGATGGTGCGGAGCCTGCTTGATTGGTTAATGGGGGAAGAGTAGTGGCGGAAGACTACATCGCAGGGACACTAGGAGATAGGAACCGGAATACGGCAATAGGGAAAGATATTGCCCAACACGACACGCGCACCGATAACATCGTCAACAACAACTTCAACCGGCGCGATATGCGTGATAGCTTTGAAGACGGGTTGGCGGAGGGCATGGGCGAAATCACGCGAATTATCAGGGAGTTTACAGCGCGAATTGCTCTCCTCGAATACAAAATCAGTACCATGCAAGAGGATTCCGCGCGGCGCAACAAGTATCACTATGTCATGTTTCTACTGCTGGCCGTGATTCTATGGAAGCTATTCTACGGGGGGTACTGATGAAGACCAGCAAGGGCTACGGTAACACTGTGCTTTTGGTAACGATGATGATTGTGCTGGCTGTGGCTGGTAACTATCTGGATATGCAGATTATTGAATGGTTCAAGTAAGCGATAGTCAGCGCGAGAAGTTTAGAAAAGCCTGCTGGCATGTGGCGAATTACACCCCATCGGCAGCACAAGCCGCCTTCCATGGCGACGATAGCCGCCTAAAGTTGGTTGCGGGTGGTATCCGTGGCGGCAAAAGCTTCTCAACCGCAATGGATATCCTGCCCGAATTGCTGATTGAGAATGCCCTGGTTTGGATTGTGGGCCCAGATTACGAGCAGTGCAAGCCGGAATGGGAGTACATGCACGTAGTTCTGCAGAAGTTGGGCCTGATTACGAAGGCCAGCAGTCCAGAACGGGGCGGGAGAAGCTTTGAAACGACGTGGGGCGCTAGAGTTCAGACAAAAAGTAGCGATGATGCCCGCAGTTTAGCCAGTTTTGCGCCCCACGTGATACTGATGGTAGAGGCAGGCCAGCAAACTTACGAGACAATGCAGAAAGTTCTCGAAAGAGCGCTGGAACATAACGCCAAAGTCATCATGTCAGGCACGTTTGAAGGGGCTTTGTCGTGGTACGCTGACTTTTTGAGCGTTGGCAAGGCGAAAACCCCGAAATGGGGCGCAGCTTCAGCATTCCATCGTGGTCTAACCTGGCAATCTTCCCCGGTGGACGGGATGACCCGAAGATTAAGGCGTTGGAAGCTGCGATGCCGCACGAATTGTTCATGGAACGGTGCGGTGCGGTCCCTTATAAGCCATCTGGCCTAGTGTTTAAGGAGTTTGACCGTGCAAAGCATGTTAGACGAATTGATTTTGACCCTACTTTGCCTACCGAACTTGCAATCGACCCTGCTACCCACACATACGCAATCCTGGCCGTACAATGGGAGATTAAAGGTGGAGAAACCCACATTTACATCATCGACGAAATATACGAACACGACATCATTGCACAGTCTATCATACCGTTGGTCAAGGAACGTCCCTGGTATTGTCACGTTCGAGGTGGTGTTATCGATATAGCGGGTACGCAGCGGGCGGCGAACAAGTCTCAGGTGCAAATCTGGAAAGAAGAGACGGGTATCCCCTTACGGAGCCACTATGTCTTTATAGAAGAGTCCATTGCAACAGTAAAGCTACGACTCCAGCAGGGATTGTTACACTTTGATTACAGATTGCGCACGGACAAGGGCTATGATGGCAAGGCGAATGGTATCCTGGCCGAGTTCGGGTTGTATAAGTGGCGAGACTGGCACGAGGGACAATCAACGAAGCAGCGGCCAGTGGATGCGAACAATGATGCACTGAAAGCATTGGGGTATTGGTTATATGATAGATTCGGCCCAGTCGTTGAACGGAAGAAGCGACCCAAGCAGCAGTTGGCAACTTACTACTGAGCAGCAGCAGCAGGTAATGGTGGCGATTATGCGCTATCGTACCCACTTGACGCAGCGGCGCGCTACCCTTATTATGGAACTAGGCCAGATTGAAGAGTTCCTGGGGATGGAGCGTTCTATCACCCCACGAAGGGACCGTAAGGGCAGCAAGGCGTAAACCGCGGCTACCATAATTAAATATTCCTTTCCTTTTAAGGGAGGGGGTTATCCATCACATGATGGGTATCCCCCTCCCTTTTTTCTTGCCCTGAGCTTAGTCGAAGGGTTTACCTGGAAACAACCATGCGCTTAGAGATTGACCAAATCCAAGACCGAGTAGCCCGTACTGAAGACGAACAATCAGCCCATCGCAAGATGATGGACCAGTGGGAGGAGATGTGGAAGCTGGACGCGGGCTATAAAACCACGTGGCGGGAAACCGTGATGAAGGATGGGCGGGAACAGGTCACGACCCCCGATCCCTACAACGTGGTCAATCTTGCCATGCGCCTTATCCCCACTGACCCCAAGATTGATGTACCACCACGCGAGGAAACCGAAGACGCCAACACGGACGCTCAACAGATTGAACGCTTCCTTACGGCCATGTATCCCCGCGTCAACTACCAGCAGGGCAAGAACTTTGTGGAGGAGCACAAGTGGCAGTTGTTCACGCTTGGCCGCAGTCCATTACAAGCGCTGTGGATTAAGGACGACCTACCAGAGAAGATACGTAAACGGCAGTTTCCTATCCTCATTCGTACCCTGGACCCGCGCAATGTGGGTATTAAACGCGGGCCGCACTATGTGGAATGGGCCTACCATAAGTACGAAGCGGAGAAGCTGGAGGTCAGACAGCAATACCCTGACCTGAAGCGCTGGGACGAACCCAAACCGAGTAAGCCAACCGATAACGAGAGTCATCTTGTCACCGTTACCGACTTCTGGTATAGGGCCAAGAACGGTAGCGTATGGCACGCGATTATTGTGGAAAATGAGTTTGCCCTGGAACCACGCGTCACGGACTATCCCGTTATCCCCATCATTGATGCCGTAGGCGACCACGACGCGATGAGTATCCTACACCCCATTAATGGCCTATGGCAGTACAAGTGCAGATTGGCCTCTAACTTAGGTACGGCTGTGCTGTGGTATACGTGGCCGTTTTTCTTGGTTGAGTCTCCGATGGGCCATGAGCAGAATGATATTGTTGTGCGCCCAGGCAGTACCCAACACGCAGTAGAGGGCACCAAGATTCAAGAAGTACGGCCACAAGCCAACGCGCAATTGCTGGAATCGATGTTGGCAAAAGTGGATACCAATATCCAGCAGTCCACTTTTCCAGGTGTCCTCTATGGGGATGCCGGTAATATGCAGGCTGGGTACGGGATTAATATTCTGTCCCAGGCTGCAACCGGCCGCGTGCAGCCTGTACGGGAAGCAATGGAACGTTCGCTCATGCAGCTAAACGAGTTGGTATTGATGCTGATCGATGTCTTCGATGATGATGGCGATGGCGTTGAGTTGTGGGGACGAGACGAGGGCAGCGGCAAGCTGTACAAGACTTGTCTCTATAAAAAGCAGATTGCAGGTTATTACGAGAATGCGGTACAGCTTAAGGTCTCTACCCCCCAAGACGATATCCAGCTACAAACCTTGGGTATCCGCCTTGCTGACGGTAAGTATATCAGCAAACAAACCCTGTGGGACAAGTATCTGAAGATTACCGTGCCCTCTGACGAGCAACGACGCATTTACGCGGAGATGGCGCTAGACCATCCAGAAGTGCAGAAGGTGTTGTCGGTAACGCGGTTGATAGAAGCGTATCCCGAAACGTGGGAGGCAATGATAAAGGGTACGCCATTAGAACAAATGGCTTATCGCATCGCTAGCGAAGTTCTAGAATTGCCCATTGAGCTACCGCCACCCCCACCGATGCCAGAACAGCCGCCTATGCCCCCTCCTGGTATGAATGGGCCTATGCCCCCACAAGGGCCGATGATGCCCCCTGGCCCGCCCCCTATCCAGCCAGGGGCCGAGTTAGTGGGACCGATGGGAGGAGGGATTCCACCAGAGATGCAAGGGCAGATGCAAGGGGAGAGTATGGGGATGCCGCCTGATATGGACCCGGCCTTGTTTGCACAGATTATGGGCTTGCCGATGGGGAGCGGAGAATCCCTTAGTCTATTAGGAGGGGCTGGTAATGGTATGTGACCTCCTTCCTGACGCCGATAGCATTAAGCAGTTTATCACCTGGCTCTCGTCGCTTGTGAAGTATGTCGTTTAAGTAGGCAGTGGAAATGCCAAAGCGTTTTGCAAATTCTTTTTGCGAGCCTTCGGCTCTCACCATCTGCCAAATAACCTTGATAAATTCGTCGGTGTTCATATGTGTTTCCAGTTTCTTCGTAAGACGATGTTGTTGATTGTCCCAGGTGTGACATTGTAGGTCTGTGCGAGTTGTGCCTGACTTAGTTGATGGGAGAAATACGCTTCACGAATGTTACGCACCTGTTGCTCAGTAAGTCTAGCCATGTGGTGTGATGCGCCTTTCTTTCCGATTCGCTTGTTGCGACCCTTCGCGATCATGTCGTGCATGTTGTCTGCATCATTGCCAAGAAATAAATGTTCTGGATTAACGCAGGATGGATTGTCACACTTATGACAAACGTAAAGACCAGCAGGGATAGGACCGTAATGGAGTTCCCAACTAAAGCGATGGGACGGTTTTTTCTTTTTCTTGATGCTCATTGTTCCATAGCCCGCTTTGTCCTTTCGGCCTGTCCATGTCCAGCAGTTGCCGGACTTGTCGATCTGCGACCAAAATCTCTCCTTGGGGGATGGCGTGTTGATATGAAGATGATGATTGGGGAGAAAGCGTTTTGGCTCTCCCTTCACCCATCTTTTTTCTGTGCAAGTATGTGTAGAAATTTGCGTCTTATTGCCACATCCGCACTGGCAGTAACCGTAGGGAATATCCATAACTACCTCCTTGAATCAAAACGAATCATAGAGATAGTGTACCACAATATTAGCGGATATGCAAATTTGAGTATAGAAGAATTGGCAATGATGGGTGGACAGCCGCCGATGAGATAAGGAAAGGAGGGGCAGAAGGAATACCTCGAGTCTATACTCGATTACGAAGAAGAGAGGTTGATTGAGCAGATGGTGAACGGCCTAATCAACAGTAAATCAACGGAGGATTAACGATGGCAGTCCAGCAATACGGCAGTGGGCCTTATCAGTCTACGGCCAGCAATCAGAACACGTATGCACAGCCACAGATGGACCAGTACACGACTGGTCAGCAACAAGCGCGCCCACAAGCACAGCAACAACAGCAATCTAACCCTTGGGCCATCACCCCCAACTACGGACAGCAGGGCAACCAGTACACGTCAGCGTGGAGCCAGCCGCAAACGCAAATGCGGACGGCGCAGAGTCAACCACAAACTTATACCCCGTCAACTATGACGCCCTGGAACCAGCCAACGCCAACCGCGCCGCAGTATACGCCAGGGCAGCAGGCAACAACGCAAGCGTGGGCCACTCCGCAGGCATGG